TTTGTGCGGAGTTAAACTGAGATACAGTGCTTTCTAAGCTAGCGTAGAACTGATCAACCTGAGTCTTGTTAGCAGCATTAAACTGCTTAGCAGCATTCTCTTGAGATTGATCAGTGAACATACCAGCAATCATCTGCTGAGCTTTAAAGATTGTAGTCTGCTGTTCGTTGTTCAGGTTCTGCATTTCGAACTGAGCATTAGTTTGTGCGTCAGCAGCAGCAATACCTGTAGCAGCCTCCATAGCAGCCTGTACGATGGCTTGTCCTGCAACTGAGCTAGCGCCTAAGCCCCTCTTCTGCATGAGCGCTGTAGCCTGTCTCATAGCCCCTGAGGCCCATGGTGGAGTAGCACCACCTTCAAAGTCATCCATAAGGATTTCTAGTTGACCTCTAACAGTAGCTTTTGCAGATGGTTCAGCTTTAGCCGCTTGCACACCGTCTAGTGTAGTTTGAAGTTTATCACCTACTAGAGTAGGGTCTACTTGTTCAGCTTGTGTCCTTTGCTGTTGGTTTACAGTAGAAGCATTCTGAACAGGATGAGCTACAGCAACTCCTTGAGTGGCGCTATTGGCTTTAGTGATGTAGCCAGCTTGGAGATTTGGTTGAGTATTTTGGTATTTATCTGGAGTGTTAGTGATGTAGTTACTGGTATTATCTTGTACAGTAGCCGCGGCGGCTGGAGTCGCAAAGCCTTGTCTAGTTGGGTTATGTGCAGCAACATTCGCTTTTTGTTCAGGACTTAGGCCAGCATTAAGATCCCAGTCTGCTTGTGTTTTGTATCGATTCTCTGCTACGTAACCACCAGTGGCAAAACCAGCAGGAGTACTTGGCTGTTGTCCTGTAGAATTTGGGACCATACCGATTGCGTTAGGCATAGAATCAATTTTCTTCTGAGCTATTTCAGCGTACCTACCTAACGAAGCAGCAGCGGCTGGAGAAGCTTGAAGAAACTTGTCCATTTCAGTTGGGTCTTGTGGGCCTTGGTACCCTTGTTTCTGTAGTAGGATGAATTGTTGTTCAGGTGTAAAGCCTGCGAACTTAGCCATTAGAGTGCCCTTGTTTTAAATGTGAGTATAACCATTAACTACCACCGTTCTCTAGCTCTGCTACTCTAGTTCTCAGGTTTTTGATTTCCTGTGTTAGATAGGCTACAATAGCCCTTACGTCATAGTTCTGGCCTTCGTCTACAGAAGCTTCTGGAATTAGTTCAGCTACATCTTCCGCAATAAAACCAACAAACCTACGATTGCTGTCTTCTTCGTGGGTGGACTCAAAGCTAATTGGCTCTAGCCCATCAATGACTTCTGACGCATCTTCTAGTGGTAGACGATTAATTTTGTACTCACCACTTGAAGTAGACCTTTGTAGTAGTCCGCTAGAACTATTGATAAATAGATTAGCAGCAGATGCAGTAGTATTTCCAGCCGTCATCAGGAGTGTAGCTCCGGCACTAGTAAGGCTAATAACATCTCCATTTGTGGATGTAGCAGCAGGAATTCGGACAACTAAGCTACTTAGTTCATAATCGTTAGCTCTAGTTGCAATAAGAAAGGAACCAGTACCAACATCAACTGAATCAGAAAACCCTAAGCCTAAACTTCCACCAGACTGTTGGATAAAGAAACCCTTAGATTGGTCTGTCTCGTACAGAGTAAGTTTAGGTGTGGCACTTGAAACTTTAACCGTAGAACCAAAAGTACCAGTACTAGTAGTTGTTATAGTAGTGAAACCACCAGCAGCTTTTGTGGTACCACCAATTACTGTGCTATCAATTGTACCACCATCAATGTTAACTGAGGCGAATACCCCTACCCCGTCTACATCAATATTTTGTGAAACATTGACAAACTCTGCATTAACGGTACTACCATCAAGCTCTGCCCCACCAGTTGTAGAAATAATACCTGATGCTGTTACAGTAGTAAAGCTACCAGCAGCCTTTGTAGTGGCTCCAATAACTGTAGCGTCAATAGTTCCGCCATCAATGTTAACACTGCTAGAGACTAGTGAGGCAAATGTTCCAGTACCAGTAGAAGTTAGAGTTGTAAAAGTACCAGCCGCAGGAGTAGTAGCTCCGATAATAGTGCTATCAATGTTACCACCGTCAATGTCTACAGCGTCTAGGTAACCTACACCATCGATGTAAATATCCTTGAATTCGTAAGTAGCTGAGCCTAGATCGTAAGTATCATCTGTCTTAGGACGAAACAAAGCAGCAGTAGCAATAAAGTCTTGTACTGGCCCGATAACCTCAACAGGACCACCTTCGGCAGTAGTACCATCATGTGTATGACCTGTAGTTGAGAAAGCACTCTCTACAGCATCCCATTCAGCATTTAAATCTGCTGCATCGACAATTTCTCCGTTTGCAATGGAGTTTGTCACATCTGTTCTTACATAACCAATGCCCAAAATTAACCTCTCTTATTATCTTCTATCTTTTTGCATGAACTCGACCATAAGTGTATCTATAATAAACGGAGCACCATCACTAAAGTCAAATCTAAAGCTTACATTTCCACCAGAACCAATTAAAGGTGTTCTAATTGATCGTCTAACTAAATCCCTATACGTTCCTGTGCCGTATACATCTACACCATAGACAGCACCTGATGCACCAGCAGAGAACGGAGTAGAGGGTGGGTTTGGGTTAGTTGCGCTATCAAGATTGAAGTTCAAAGACAAAAGACCATTTACTGTTTCCTCAGGAGAGAGGTAGATAAACATCTTGTACAGTACTTTTCTGTAGGTCGGGTCAGTGAAAGAGATATACGGTGTCCAGAAGGAACTTTGAATGTCTGTACCGTCAAAGTCATTACCATCTTCCATCTGGTATACGTACTCAGTATCAGAACTAAAAACAATATATTCTACACTATTATGCACTTTCGAATCAATAGAATAAACTTTAAACCCTTGTAGCTTACCCCATTCAAAACTCTCAGGGTCTTGTGGTCTGAACTGTGCTCCTACAAATCCTTCTGAGAAATTAGGTTCTCTAGTTGCATCCCAACTGAATACTCTATACTGAGACTTACCTCTAATTACTGTAGACGAAAAAGAACTGTAAGAGCCAATAAAGCTATTTAGTGGGGCTTGAATGTACTTGGACGTAGTTTGGTTAGAGAAGTCACCAGTCCTGTCAGTCGAACCTAGTAGACGTACACCATCTGAGGATAGGAAAGCTACATCTCCTGAGACTTCTTGAATTGTGTCTGAGGCAATACAGCCAATAGTTTCGTTGACAGACTCAAGAGTAAAGTCAGCGAGAGAAGACCCATTAATAACATGAATTGAACTTTCTGTAAAGACAAATAGCTGGCTTCTGAATACGTACAGACCAGTAATAGTCTTAGGCAGTCTGATACTTCCTGCTCCACTAGCTGGGGTGAAATCTGCTTCGTCAAATGGAACACTAAAAGTAAGTAGAGAACCTTTGCTGTAGAACATGTGGTCTTTAAACGCACAGACACAGGTGGCGCCCTGAACATCAGTAGAAGTGTTTACGTTAACGAATGTAGTGTTGTCCCAAGTGTAAGGGTAGTTAACTCCGTCTACACCAATAATTTTTCTAGTGCCACTAAAGTTAAAAATATGAAATCTGTGCTTTGTGGTGTGAGTTCTTCCAGTTGCAATCTGAGTCCAGCCTGTGCCGGTTGAGTAATGAATCTTATCTTCTCTTACTGCAATGACTTTACCATCGAAGAAAGCCACACCAAGGATTAACGAAGAAGAGGATACAGTTGGAACAATAGCTGAATCCCATTTACTATACCCATTAATACGCCGATAGCCGCCCTGAATAGACGGCTCAAAGTTCATTAGTCTGATTGCTGATCCCGGATTAGTCAGGCCAAGTTGAATAGGTGTAATACTTGTATTCAGCCCGCCCTTAATTTCAATAGGGAATGTAGTTGTTTTCGTTCCCATTATGGGCCAAACCTATCAGCGTATTTTGGTGACTTAACAATCATTGTGTCTTTAAGTTTTATCGCCCTACTAATGTAGGTTCTCCGCATAGCCTTAAGGCCAGTCTCGTAGGTAGTTGAAATCCTGTCTCTTACTTCAATGTCGTCTTTAAAGTTGTAAGAATGACGTAGTGCCCCAGCAATGATGACGTATTTGAATTGTTCTGGAATTGTTGGTGTATCACTGTAAGCAACTAGATCAGTAGGCAAGGAAAAGTATTCGTACTCTAATGTGTACGCTGCATCTGGTACTCTCCAGACAACAAAGTTCATTCCTTGAGTTACAGAAACAAGGTTAGGAAGACCACGAATAGAACTATTAGTAGTGTTGTACTCATCATCAGAATAATACTTAATGTAAGTGTCGTAGTCAATCTCTTTTAAACTAGAGGTTGAGTTACCAATGGTATCGTCTCTATGAATTCTAAACGTGTTAAAGTCCATGTACTCAGCATCGGTAGGGAAAGCATACCTGTTAACTCCAGCAGTTAGTACTAGAGTAGTCCGTGTGTGGTTAAATGGCCAGTCAATTCGTTCAGCATTAATCTCTGCAATAGTATCATTGATAGACCGTTTAAAGTCGCTATAGATACCGTCCACAGAAGAAAAATTAGAGGCAGAAAGCTCCACCTCATTAGTTGCCTGACACAAATTATTAACTAAACTTAGAAAGTTGTATGCCATTTATTTTTGTTTTCTACGCTCTGCCTTGGCTGCTCTAAAAGCTTTTTTGTCCCAACCACCAGTTTTTTCCTTTGGCTTAGCATACGGATTGTTTACTAAACTAACAGGTGCTGTGTTTGGTCCTGTAATAATCTTCTTTTGCATTGGCCCTTGTACTGGACCAGCTTTGTCTTGTTTCCTACTTAGTGTCTTTTCATCACGATACTCTTGTTT